TTATCATTAGTGTAGTGAACATCCTCAATCTTAGAGGAGTCGGGTGGGATGAGGAGCCACTTGTACATGTCAACTACATAGATATCAAATGTAGGATCCTCCTTCTGAAGGCGCTTGGCGTGATTCGCAGCCTCGTCACGGTTCGCGAAGGTTCCTCGGATCTTGATTCCAAACTTATCATTCTTCTGGGGGCATTCGGGGCCAACAATAGAAAGGCAAGCGAAAACCTGACCAGGTACGGTCGTATAATCTTGTTCAAGAGACATTATAACCTTTGAACGTTTGTAAACTTTAAGCCCTAAGTAGAGAATTAAAGATATGAAACTATCATGAATTATGGAAGAGATTCGTAAAAACCACAACGACGCCAAGAGAGAGCTCATTCAGAGTGTCACAAGGAGTGGTCAACACATTCTTGATGTTGGTTGTGGTTTTGGGGGTGATTTACAGAAGTGGCACAAGTGTGGTGCCAATATCAATATGTGTGACCCGGAACCTACGGCTCTCGTCGAAGCTAAATCTAGGGCAAAAAACATGCACATGCGGGTGAATTTTTACGAGGGTGACATACACAACTGCCCAAAGAGAAAATTTGACGTTGTCTGTTTCAACTTCTCATTACATTACATCTTCAAGACTAAGGATCTCTTCTTCAGTTCCATCCACGAAATCCGAAAACGCGTAAAACCTGGTGGACTTCTGATTGGTATCATCCCAGATTCTGAAAAGATTATATTCAAAACACCACTTCAAGATGATATGGGAAACTTCTTCAAACTCAAGGATCATGGGAATGGTGGCTTTGGTGAAAAGTTGTTTGTACACCTGACAGACACTCCCTATTACGCAGAAGGACCCAAGTCAGAACCAGTTGGGTACAAAGACCTATTGGTGACACACCTAGAGGAGCTTGGTTTCAAATTACAACTTTGGGAGGGTCTTCGGGGTAACCCAATCTCAGAGTTGTACAGTAAATTTATCTTTGCTTATACTAGATGATACCCTTTTTAGTATTGATCGTGATCAACCTGATCATACTTTTCATGATACGTGAACCAGAGAATTTCGTAGAAGTGAAAAAGAGATACAAAATTCTCAGAGAACATATTGAGAAAACGAACAATGAAAAGTTTCGTGTGTTGATACGCCCAATTCCCTTGACAGCATTGAGGAAGATGTCAGGCACGGTGGGTTACAATGTGAACAAAGGGGCGGACATAACCATATGTATAGACGGTGAAGTAAATGAGATTATGCATGTGTTAATTCATGAGCTTGCGCACAGCACAGTACCCGAGTGGACACATTCTGAAAACTTTTGGAACAACTTCATGGAGTTGAGAGGGGTATGTGAATCTATAGGAATTTACACTAGATTGCCAGACAAGACCAAATTCTGTGGTCAATACATTCAGGATAAATAAAATCTCGTAATAAGATAAATGCAAACTCCTGTTAATGATATGTTAGCAGCGATTTTTTCGTGGGTTGTGTTCTACGCGGTTACACAAGTCCCTAAGCACACTGATAACTACTACGCAAACCTAATTTTCTTAACCGTTGTTATTCCCAACGCCGCTCGCGCCATTGTTGGTGACATTCCCCGTCTCGCAGTCGATCGCTCTTTCTTTGCTATGGCGACCCTTTTCGCGCTCATCATCACCTTCGCTATTAACGAATGGTGGAAGCGTTCTAAGGATACGGTCAAGAATTTTCATAAGAGTGATAGAAGGAAGCATTTGGAGTTGAACGGTGTTTTAGCTACCGCTTTCATTGGTGGTGCTTTGATTACCTACTTCAGTGGCATAGATAATTCTATCTATAACAACATGATGCAGGCTTAAGTCCTGATAATGTAGCTCTTCGCAAAGAAGAAGATGATAGCGGCTACTCCTCCAGTAGTCGCTAAACCAACCATACTTCTACCCCCTTGTTCGTTAAGGAACTTGGGGATAGAGGTCGCAAGACGATCCTGAATGGGCTTGCTAACGGCAATAGCGGTACAAACAGCTACAACGAGGGCAGTAAGCTGATCATCGGTGAGATTGAGAGGGTTTTTGCTCTCGGGAGCCTCCTCCTTAGTTTTTTGGGAGGGGGAGGGGTAAGCAGCTTGGGGTTGAGCAGCGACCATTTGAGGCATGACACCCTGTACCCTGGGATCCTCTGTCATCGCGGGTGGTTCCATCATAATGTCATTAATGGGTGTAGAGTCCATCGTGTCTTTATTTGTACTCATATTTTTTTCCTCTTGTTTAAACGCTGTAGAGGGTTTATCTTGGGTCTGTAATGGTACCATACCTTCACCATCATCAAAGAGGTTCATAGTGTACACGTGTTCGGAAGACATGTTATTATAATCACATGTTTTCTTGAAGTGTTAAGTGACGCGCCTATTTCTTTTTCGTAATCGTGAGTTTGGTTTTCTTTGTCGTCTTTTTAGCGTCCTGCTCCATTTGATTTATATGCTTTGGGTTGTACATCTTCTTATGCATATTCCAAAGTTGAGGGCTACCAACTCTGAAGTTTTTCCGAAGAGTTGCTTTGTACCAAAATACACAATCTTGAATCTTGTTAGACTTCACAGTATTGTCTAACACGAGGCATTCGTAATTTTCTGTACACGCATCCATCACCTTACAGAACATATCAAAGGATGGAAATATACCAAAGAATGATTTGTAAAGTTTCTCTCTATTTTGTATGATGTTCTCTCTCAAAATAAACACGTAATCCACATTGGCTCGTAGTGCTGGTGGTAAGTCTAAGTCCATCACATATTGCATCGTCAACATGAAGAAGATCTTCCAATGACGACCATTCATAAAACACTGTCGAATACACGTATCTTTTAGAAACTTTGAGTCATACATACAATCATCCAGAAGCATGAAGGCTCCACAATTTGTTTTTCCTCCACCCACCAGCTTTCTCTGTCTAGCCATAACCCTCTCTATGGCCTCTCTGTCGTAGTCACCATAGACGAATAGGTCAGGAATGAATTCGGAATAAAAGTGATTTCCCTCTTCTGTTCCAGAAAGCACTATTCCCGCTGGTAAATGTTTCTTATGATACATAATATCCTTCACTAGGGTTGATTTACCTGTATTACGCTTTCCTATGAATACACAAACCCGATCATCACTAATCGTCTCGGGTTTGAATTTCTTCAACTGAAGATTCATTCTAGTATAGCGTTCCGTTTTATTTACCAAAATTTTACTCATATACAGTAGGAATGGCTGGTCGATTAAGACTTGCTACATCAGGAATCCAAGATCAGTGGTTAACCGGTGAACCACAGTTTTCATATTTCCTGATGAATTTCAAGAGACATACGAAGTTTTCGTTCGACTATGTAGAGAGCCAGTTCGATGGAAAGATTGATTTCGGTAGTCTTCTCACATGTAGGGTTCCTAACGATAAGGGGGATCTCATCAAGAACTTTAACCTCAAGGTTACTCTCACAAATCCAAACCCCAGTGCCAACGTATGGAGTAAATCCATAATATCACATCTTATAGATTACGCTGAACTTGTTATTGGTGGGCAAGTTGTACAAAAGATTACAGGGGAATACATTTACATGTATCAGCAGCTTCATAGTACCAATGATGATATTGAACAGACTCTGTACTTCTTAAATGGACATGGTAACACACTTTCATATACGGGTGAATACTCGTACTTTTTAGACTTACCATTCTATTTCTATAGGAACCCTAGCCTATCTATACCAACGTGTGCCCTCACTAAACAAATCGTAGAGGTTAGAATCAAGACGAGACCCCTAAGGGAACTTATACACTTTGGTGCACCAGAAACGATTAATGCTTCTATAAAGAAGTTCTCGTTAGATACAGAATTTGTGTATATTACTGATGATGAGAAGGGGTTCTTAGTATCTAGACCAATTGATTATGTCATTACACAACTCCAGATTGCCAAGTTCAAAATGAGTCCCGGTGAAAACAAAAAGTCTGTGATGCTGAAGTTTACACACCCTGTAAAGGAACTCATGTTTGTATCACAATCAGAGGATTCGGTTCAAAATAACTATCCAAATCAGTACAACACTATTACAAACGCTGAACTTCGCTTCAATAATGAGGTTGTTTTCAATAGAAACAATCTGTTCCTAGCGTATGAACAGTCTCTCAAACATCATATAAACTCTCCACAGGCTTCTAGTACCTCCAATTTTGGTATGTATTCCTTCTCCTTACAACCAGAGATGTACTACCCAACTGGACAAGTGAATATGAGTCGTATATCTCATAAACTGTTTACAATTGAGATTGATCCATTAACTACAACAGATTACAATAACACACGGGTGTACGCCATAAACTACAATATCCTCCGATTTGAAAGTGGATTAGCTGGTTTAAAATTTTAGGTGGATATAGTAGTAATGGCTGGTAGAATACAGATGCTAACGTCTGGATCCCAAGACAGGTATTTCACGAGGAATCCAGACTACAGCCATTTTGTAGAAGCCTTTAAAAAGCATGCAAATTTTTCTACACAGTACGATGATTTAGATCCAGAAAATGAAGCCGATTTTGGGAAAAAGATTAAGTTCAAGATTCCCCAAAATCAAGGTGATTTATTAAAAACTTTGAGTGTGAAAATGACTCTACCAGAAATTCCAGGTAGTCCTGTATACGTAGAATCGGTTGGTCATGCCATAATTGATCATGTAGATCTCATTATAGGTGGTACCATAGTTCAAAGACTTCATAGTGATTATCTCCAAATATATTCAGAGCATAACGTTACACAAACGAAGCAAAAGGCGTTGGAACAACTTATTGGAAAGTATTCACTTAGAACGAGTGATAAATTAGTGGGTGAAGTAGATCCAGCTAAGGTCGTTAATGGTGTCCTCATACCTAACAAAGGTATCATCATAACAGGTACGCTTGGTGCTAGTTCAGATGAAAACTTCTTCGTTGATCTACCCTTCTACTTTTACAAACACCCAGAGCTTGCTATACCCCTATGTGCCATAAACAAGCAAGAAGTTGAGGTTGAAATTACACTTAGAAAACCAGAAGAACTCGTGGTTGATATTGATGGTAGTCGTGTTACGTCACCCCCAGCTATACACATTAAGGACTTTAAACTCTCTACGGAAGTTGTGTTTTTGGATAAAAGTGAAAGATCCAAGATGCAGAAGATGAAGAAGGATTACATCATAACCCAAATACAACAGAATGTTTTTGATATGGGTGTAGGTATTAACGAGGGAACGTTCAATCTTGACTTTAGGAATCCAGTCAAGGAACTCTACGTTGTGATTCAAAGACAAGGTACTAGGGGTAATGCTGTATCACATGGCAACTTTGTGACACCATTTGATTACGATAATACAGCTCTTACGGCTGACAACAAGCGTATTCTTTACGAGAACCTCAATTATCTCACTCTAAAGTTTGATGATCAGGACATTATTACAGAGGAAACTGGTAATGTCCTTATGTTAAAAGCTGTCCAGGCGGCGATACATCACTCCAAGACACAACTTATTAGGAGATTCTATTCCTACAGCTTTGCTTTACAACCAGAGGAAGCCTACCCAACTGGACAGGTAAATATGAGTAACGTAAAAGAGCAAATACTACACCTAAGTCTAACATCGTGTCCAGATTTTGCCAGGCAAATTCGGATCTACGCACTCAGTCACAATATTCTTCGTGTTGGTGAGGGAATTGCGCAATCTCTTTTTACTCTTAAATACTAAAGATGAATATGCAAAGTGGTTTTGGTGATGCTGGTGACCGAATGGCTGAACAGTACATTGAAACGATGACTAACATTCTTCTTCCTGTTTTTGAAAAGGGTACCTTACTCGCAGCCGAATATTGCAAGGCTTGTGGGAGAGATACGTTACTCTCAGAAGACATGGAATATGCGATGAAATACTGTGCGATGAACGCAGTTGGTGAGACAGTTGGAACTATGTTCCCAGAGCTTTACGAAGATGTATGTGAAGACTCTGATGAATCAGAAGATGAGATGGAGGTTGTAGATGCGAATGAGTGTCCTACATTTCAAAGATACTCAGGTGTAGATCCACAATTTATACAAATTAACGAGGCATACGATCGTTGGGATTCGTGGGTGCCACAAAACCCGACAGAACAGATGTTAAAAAATGCTATTAATAGTAATGAGCCAATGGGAGCCTGAAGGTTGGAATTTCGATGATTCTGGAGTAAAACTTCATGTTTATAGTGATGATTACTCAGATAGCAGCTCTAGCGGAGATATATCAGGGGACGATCAACTCTTTGCGAATTCAAAAAACATTAAAAAAACCAAGTATAAAAAAATTGAAAAGGAAGAATTGTTACCAGAATAAATAATTTTCCTAACCTATAGTATACTACTCACGATGAAGGCGGCTATGCAAACTGTCACCCTTGTTACCCAGGAGCTGGAGACCCAGTCTCTCAACGCGATTGTTGC